ACCCACTGGTCTTGTACCTATTGTGAAGCTGCTCTTTGATCTGCTCTAAGGGTATAAGTTCCATAGGTAGACCATAGCACTAAAGCTACACGTTCGGTGTGGATTGTTCCGCTTGCTGCGCTTCATAGGTTGATTTGAGCATCGAAGTGAACTCTCCATTGCCTCGGTCAATTATGGCGTGCTCTGTGCCTTGATTGTCTGTAATAAAAGTGACATTTTCCATTTTTATAACTCCGCACTAAAGCCGAGATAAGCGGCTGTTGAATTGTTACCTGTTAAACGTCCTGCGTGTCCTGCGGTTGCCCCAGTCATTGAACCAGAAACCAAAATAACTTGTTTATTGTTATTAGCAGGTAAAGTCAAAGATGATGCAGCATACAAAGTATCTGCATAATTGACAAAAGCCAATGTTGAAAAATCAATGCTTGTTGGTGAAACTCGCATTGTTACTGGTGGTTGAATCATTGAAATGAAACCACTACTGCTTGCTGCTACAGCATAAGGAGCAACAGAACCATAAGCGGTATCTGCAACTGCTCGGTAATAGTACCTTTGGCAAGCGGCTAATTCTCCTTGGAGTGTTCCCGTTGCAGTTTGGAAAGCGGTAGCGACTGAACCTGCTTCAGCCTGAAAGCCCCAAAAATCTATTGTTGCGCCAGCAGTAAAGTTAGCATTTCCATAAGGATAGATTTCTAATGCGCTGCCAGTTCCGATTGTTTTACCAGCAATCGAAGCGATGTCAAAAGTTTGTGTAAATCGTTGCCAAGATGTTGTCACAGTAAAAGTGGACCAATATTTATCAACAGAAGCCGAACCACCTGAACCAAAGTTTTGGCGTATTGTTCCTGCCATTGATGTTGATGCACTTGCTTTAGCCCAAAATGAAACTGTCATTGTTTGACCAGCAAAAGTCTGGACATTTTCTATAAGTTGTCTAAAGTTTAATGCCGAAGTTCCTGTTGTCGGCGCGGTTGCTCTCAAGAAGTATTGACCTTCATAACCAGCAACAGGTGCGGTTCCTGGTGTAAAAGTTTGTCTTGATACTGTGCAACTGCCAGCACTATAAGTCATATATGCTTGCCATCTATCGGCTGCAAAAGTCCACGCACCATTTGGAATTGTGATGCTTGTACCGCGTTGCCACACTCCATAATCGCCGTTGATAAGTGTGTTCTTTCCAGCCGCGTAATTGCCTATGTAGCGCAAGCCTGTTGAAGTGGAACTATCTGCTACAAGAGTTTCGCCGTTGTTGCCTACTGCTAGGCGTTGTGCGGTGTCAGCAGCAGTACCAGCTATTAGATCACCCTTAGCATCAATGATGGTTTTAGCAACCATTGTTCCCATAGTGGTGTCGATGGCGTTGCCTAGTGTGCGAATTGCTAACGCACCATTTTTTACTAGGTCGGTGTTATCTGGCTCTGGCCAGCTATAAATTGGGCTTGTTGCCATTTAAGATAGTACTCCTGTCGCGTTGTTCCAGATAAGTGTAGCATTTGTAGTTGCCCATGTTATTGTGCTAGGCAAAACTGTTTCCCATTGTGTTGTCGAGAGTGAGAACTCTGTAGCTGTGATGTAAAGGGTTATATCCACATAAGTAGGGGTAGCGCGTAGGGCTACATTCTCCACAAAGCCCTCGAATGTGCCACCCAAAAGGTTAGAAGGCAGATTTTCAATTAGCACAGGCTCACCAAAGAAGATGCCAATCAGATCATCGAGCATGGCAGATGGCATGTCTGGGTTATCTAGTCTAAAGGTAATCGCTCCCAATGAGGCTTTAGCAGTCTTGCGTAGATTAAGCTCTCTAGTGGCGATGTCAGTGATGTCAGCAAGGTTCTTAATGTTGGACTCAAAAGACTTTTCATAGAGGCCATAAGAGGCAATAGAGTCGCTATCAGAGGCACTGTAAGTTGAGCCATAGGCTGTAGAGTATTTATAGATAAGGCTATTGCGGATGCGAGCAATCTGTGTCTGGGAACTAATACTGCTAGGAGTTGCATAAGCTGCATCAAGGTAGGTGTAGCCATTGTCTGAAAGATAATCTGAGCGATGATCTGCATCATCATAATTGACTAGGCCATCTGCTGACTCATAGACCTGACCGAGTGCGCTAGTGGCAATCTGATCTACTAAGCTCTGACTTTTAGCAGTAGCAGATGCTGCTTGGCTTATCATTGTGTAGAAGCCTGAGTCAATAGTGCCTACATAAGACTCAGCTTCATTCCATGTAGTAGTTGCTGGATAAGTAGCCCATGTGACAGTCGGGGTCACTTCATTCCAATTAAGGTTAAGAGCTGCACCAAGAATGGCTGCAATCTGTGCGCCATCTAATCCTTCTGCTAGGGCTGTGTTGTAAATAGCCTTAGTCAGCTTGGCTAGTGAGCCAATGCCTAAGATTGTGCCTGTTGTGATGTAACCAGATTCTTCTGGGCTTCTAACGCCAATAGAGAAGTCTGAGACCTCGCCAGCAAAGACAGTAATATAAGTGCCAGAGGAGTTCTTTAATTCTAAAACGATTGGCTCTGTGACATTGATTGTAAAGTCTGCCCCAGTAGTGTTGATAATTTCTACTCGGCAGTAACCTGCTGTGCATTGACGATCAATGTCTAGCCGACCAGTGGCATAGGAAACAGAGGTGACTGTTGTATAAACATCATCACCTACTGTCACACGCCATTCTGGTAGCCATGTCATACAGCGAACATGCCCCCTCTTAAAGTGCCACGATTGATTGCATCATTTAATACTTGGTCGATAGCTTCTGCAATAGCGTTAGGGTCTCCTACGCCAGTATTGACAGTGATGCTAACCCCTCTAGGGATTTGACCTTCTCCTGCTCCAGCGCCTCGACCTGAACCTGTTATAGCTGCAAATGTTGGAACAGTAGCAGCAGCCGATGCTGAGGCTAGTTGATTTAATAAATCATAGTTACGATCAAAGTTCTGAGTTGGATTGTAAGTGACCCCAGGAATCAGTGCAGTAGTTCCTTTATTGGAATAACTACTTCCTCCTCCGCCACCGCCACCGCCACCGCTACCGCCTCCACCTTTACCCATGTTAGAAAGAAGCAGCATCATCTCTCTAATCTTGCGCAAGGCTTCATCTAGGTTGGCCTGATTGATTAAGTCTTTAGGCTTTAATCCATTAAGGATTGTTTCAATAGCTTTCATCTGAGTGTTCTGGCCAGTCAAAGCATTTAGAACACCAAGATCAGCATTGAGTTTCTTTGTTGCTGCAATAATGGATGCTTCATCTTTTGAGGCGATGGCTTCTTCTAAGGCAAGAATTGACTTCTTGACATTGAGGCGAGCAGTGTCATTAGCAATCTGCAACATTTGAGCCGCACTGGTTGCCTTGCCTAGTTGCTCAGCCTGATTAGTAAGAGCTGCTGCAAGTTGGATTTTATCCATGTCAAAGACAGTCTCGCCCTTAAGAAGGGCTGCCTCACCCTTAGCAATAATGGCTTTGGCTTTGTCTGTGGCTAACTGCTTATTCTTGAGAGCTAGTCTTTCACGCTCTCTACGCAAGGAGTCCTTTTCTAATTTAGCAAGAAGTTCTTGTTGGCGCTTTTGAGTAACTGTTAGTTTGACTTCTTTTTCTTTAGGCGCAACATTAACATTGACTCCAAATTGCTTACCTACAAATCCTGAGAAGATTTCTCTAGGCAGTTTCTTTAGATTAGCAATTAGTGTCGGAATGACACCGATGGTTCTACCAGTCTGGACTGTGACCTTAGCAAGTGCGCTGGCAATAGTCTCAATAACATAAGCGGCATCTGAGGCATCTGTGCCACCACCAATAAGAGCGAAGGCATCTACTAACCCGCCGCCAATAATTTCTGAGGCGTTAGATGATGCGACACTAAGAACATTAAACTTGTAAGCAGTAGTATCTAGATAATCCTCAGCTGCCCCTGCTGATCGCTTAAGAATAACTCCTAAAATCTCATTGAATGACTTAGATGTAAGCTCTGCTCTAGTCAAACCTGTGTTGTATTTAGAGAGCCCTCGAGTAATGCCTACATAGCCTTTGCCCAAATCCTCAGTTACAGTGGCTAGGTCAATGCCAGATGCTCGGCTAATTGTAATTGCATCATTGAGAAGCTTCTGAGACTGAACTAATGAGCCAGTAGTGGTGAGCAAGCCCTGAAAGGCTGGACGCAAAATATCATCTGCAACTGCCGCAGATTTTTCTAAGTTCGATATAAAGTCAGCAATGGCAGGATTGGCAAAACCAATGCCTAGATTCTCAACTGCTCTGTTAAGTCGAAGAGCTGCCGCTTCATCATCGGCAAATGCTTTAGCTGCTGCCTTGCCATAAGAGGTAATTGCTGCAGCACCAAATGCTAGACCTAAACTACCTGCTACCTTTTTGGCACTTCCAGATAATTTTGTTAAAGCCGTCTCGGCTTGCTTAAATCCTTTAGCATCAAACTTGGATGCAATGTTAATTACTTCTTGATAATTCACGCTGCTCTCCCTAATGCTCCAGCTCTAGATCTCTTTAACAATTCTAACTCTGCCGTAGTAATTGCCTTATTAACTATGCCTTCTGCAACGCCCTTGTTTTGAGCCCATGCTCTAAAGATTAAGCGACCCCTACCCTTTAGGCTTCCTGTAAGTGGAGGCATAGCAGCAATAAACTGCTGTCCAGCTTTAGGGTTGCGAGAGTGTGAATACTTTTTGCCTGCTGGGCCTTTAGGGCCTACCCACGGCTGACCCTGTAATCCGTTGCGACCAGCAGACTCATAGATAGCACCTGCACGAGAATTGTTAAATACAGAAGCCATAGAATTAAAGCCTCTAGCATTTCGCTTTGTAACTGCTGTGCTATAACCAATCTTAGATTTGATTGTTGAAGAAGAATATGTAGGGAAACTACCCTCATTGAAGGATCTATCAGCCCACCCGCTTAAAGGTGATTGAGAAGGAACATAGCCCCTAGCTGTTTGTGCTATTGGGGCAAGCCCGCGCTTTAGTTCAATCTTAAGAGATTTCTCTAAATCAGGAGCAAAGCGGCGCAATGCTTTTCTTAGGTCAGCGTTGCCTCTTAGTTCTATTTGCATCGCTCACCTCTTTCGCTTCATCCTTTAGACCTTGTACCAGAGCATCTAGCATGGTCTTATCTAATTCCAGTAATTGCTGTGGCGCGATTCCCAACCTAATGCTCAAGCGAGCTATTAAGTAGGTGAATGGATAATCGCGCTTTAAGCTAAAGGGTCTGAGTCTAGAACCTCAACACTCTTAAGTGTCTCGATAAACTCAATCCCGAAAGGCTTAACAGATTCACCTGATCTGCGTACAACTTCCCATGCAAGCCAATAGACATCCGATTGCTTTTCCTCATCGCGGAAAGCCTTATGAAAACCCTTTTTAGCGTACTGCTCGAACGAATACTCCACTGCTGGAGTTATCTCGCCTTCTAGCACACTTCCATCATTACGAACTATCTTTAATCTTGCCATTGGTTGCCCCTTTGTTAGTTAATTACGCTGTTGCTACAGTGATTGTGCCATTAACATTCCATGTCACAGATTGTGTGCTTAGGTCTGCTACTGAGCCATTGATGTCTGTAGTGTTGTTAATCAAGCATGTCATTGTGTAGCTTGGGTTAGTCGCTGAGACTGCCGCGCTTGACTGCTTTACTGTGACTGTTGTTGATGTTCCCCATGCAGCTTGCAAAGTCTGTAGGACTTCGCTTGTAGCTGTGTCATTAAGGAAATCGATTGTAATAGATGATGCTTCTAGACCTTTAACAAACTTGTGACCTGAATCACCCATCGCTGTTACTTCTAGTTCATCAAAAGAACGATTGATTGTTACTGATGTTACATGGTCAGAGAGATCCACCGCATTAACAGTAAGAACTACTCCGTTGTTTAAGAATACTGCCACGGCTTATTCCTCATCTTTCTTGGTTGCTGGCTTTGGTGTTGGTGCTGGTGTTGGTGCTGCCTGACCGATTTTAATCAAGAAGGCTTCCAACTCTTTATCGTAATCGGACATGCTTAACTCCAACTCGTTAGGATTGATACGGACATCTCGCAGCTTAGCAAGTCTCCACTTGCAGCATTGAGAACGCTAGGTGCGCTGATTGCGCTTACATTATAGACCAAAGAAGATGCAGCAAGGAGTGCGAACACACTCACTACTGTGTCCTCTATGCCGTTAAGGTTGCCCTCATTATCAAAGAGTGGCACTGTCATTACAATCTTGAAGTTAGCCATAGGGCTAATAGAAATCTGAGAGTTATTGTTAGGTGTCAAGTATGGATCATCGGGTGACACAATAACTGAGTTAGCCAAAACTGTAGCTGGTGGGAATGCAAAAGTCTGCCACTTAGCGTTATTGACTAGGGCAGTCGCTAAAGTGGTTCTGAGTGTAGTAATGGCAACTGGAGGCATTATCCGACCATTGAGCGTGGGTCTAGTGCGTGTGCTATCAATCCTCGCACCTTAGCGAGCAGCTGAGCTGACATCCGATAAGGGCTTGGCTGGAAATCTACAAGGTTACTGCCTGAAAGGGTAGCAGTACGGGCTTGCCAGATTTCTACAGATATCATTAAAGCTGCTTGCTGGATTGCCATATCAGCAGTCCAATCGGTTGATGCACTTGTTGTAACTGTTCCATACGGATTGACATTATGGCGTGGTTCGGCTGCTGGTGTGCCTGTTATTGCATAAGAAATTGAATAATCGCCAACTTCTGTAATTGTCTTAGATCCGTTTAGGTGAGCTTTGTTATTAGTTACAACTACTGTCTCACCGACATAATAAATATCTTTAACAGGTATATCAAAATAAAGAGTGCCTACTGTGGTCGTGTTGCTGTGTGCAACATTAAAATTAACATCTGCCCATAGCATTGGAAGTAGGACTGCATCTGTAGCGTCACACACTTCTTGCAAGGTGGCATCTGGATACAAAGTACCGACTCCGAGAGTGCTGCGGAGTTCTGCGACTGTTGTGAGTGCCATTCCTTGTCCTTTCTAAAGACTCTAGGGGTCAGAGGGCTACTGACCCCTAGAGCGACTTAGTGTGGCTTACGCCTTGTTATTCTTGAATGCGCCTGCTCCGACCTTAGTCGCGATTGCACCAAAACCGTAGTAGCCGATAGTCACCTGTCCTGCGGCTGTTGATTCGGCGCGCAAGCGGTAGGTAGGGCTCTCATACCATGTGTATGCATCTGGATTCACGATAAGGATTGTTCCATCGCCATCGCCAGCGTTTGTTGGATCAACATAAAGGTTAAGTCCTGCAACATTACCTGTTAATGATGTTGGAGTTACTACACCGCCTGCGTTCATTGGCTGTGAAGCTGTGTAGATTGGACGGCCTGCATCGTTAAGAGACATGATGTTTGACCATTGTCCTGTAGATACAACCATGTTGCGAGCAAATGGGTTTGGAAGTCCTGCTGTAGCGCCATAGACAGAAGCTGAACCGCGAGCAACAATACCTAGCAACTCTGAAGCTGTTGGATATGTGACTGTTGTTGTTGCATCTGCTGTTGCTCCTGCAATAAGAGCAGCATTCACTGCTGCGTTTGTTGCCTTTGCATAAGCTGCAGCCATGTTGCGTACAAGCTCATCAAAGAATG